GTTAATAATATCTGTTTTGTCCGTAAATTTAAAACTTAAAATTCTTTCATCTTCTTGTTTGTAAATATATCCGTCATCTCCAAATACATTTACCGCACTATATTTTCCGCTGGCATCTATAATATCAAAATTCCTACTAATACCACTTGAAGTTCTATTGACTGCTTTTACTTTAAGAATATTTTGTGAACTTGCTAACGGTGCAAGATTATAATCTTCACCAGTAATCATTCTGTTTTGTGTATAATAAAGTGCAGGTGCATTTTGTCTAATGTTATCAGAACTTTCCGTTGTAGCAGCATTATTAACTGTATACTGTAAACCTAAATTAATTGTCAATGTATGTGCTATGCCGGCACTATTAAGATAATTTACATCGATAGCGATACCTCTCATCTCCGTTGGAGCGATTGAATACTCTAATCCATTGCTAACCCTGTAGTAGGTTCTAAAACTTCCCTGTGGAAGATTTCCATATATTCCGTCTGCAAATAATAAATTAACCTTATCATTTTGTTGTGTGGAAACTGAATATATGTCTTTGACATTTCCAACAATAGAATTATATGCAATATTATTTCCTACAAGATTGCTTACCTTGGTCCATTCAGTAGTTTGACCTCCTGAACTGTTTAATGAAAACAACCAGATGTCGTTATTATTGATGTTACTACTTTCTACTGAAACTGATTCATTGGTTGTTGGAGTGTTAATTGTAAAGTCAGCAAGTTCTAAACTACCCTGTTTGAACATTAGGTAAAACCCAGTATTTGCACTACCTGGTCCTTTTCCATCCTGCCTATAAACAAATCCTAGTTGATTACCAGGAACAGGTGCTTCTTCATAAATTTCTTCGGCATCTTTAAAACTTGTGCTAACCAACTCAAATGCCATGTTTCGGCCAGCAACTGATTTTGTAAAGGTAAACAGAGGAACATCTGTAGATGTTGTTCTAAATCTATACTGTTCAGTTGGAATGCTTTGTATCGTATCAGTGCCTTGGCTTCTTCCAAATTCTGTATTATCTGCCATTGCTGCATTTAGAATTAGGATAAACTGTTCTGCCCAATTAGTATTTGTAGGATCATTCCATCTTACTGTTTGTTGTGAAAGATCTCTACCATTACTATCAACAATACTTTCTGTAGTTGATATTGAATTGAATTTTAAGAGCCCGCTTGAACTTATATTTCTTTTAGCGTTATACCCAAGCATTCTAGCAATTCTAAGAATACTTTCTTTTCTTTCTGCTAATTCAATAAAGTTTTCTCTCGAAGCGAGATCAAGTCGGAAACTTAAACTCTGTCCCAAAAATGATATTGCATCAATCAAGGCAAGATATTCTGAACTTTCAATATAGTCGTTAAAATCTTCTGGATAATTTTCTCTCAGATACGTTATAATTACTCTGCGAATGTTTTCAAAGTCGTAGGACTTAAAATCTGCATTCTTAAACGTCTGATAGATGCGTTTCCAGTCTTCGTTCAGTATTAAATTATTCTGTCTTGATGTAGTGCTCATTTATGCGTTTCCTATTGTAATATTTAGCACAACTAATAAACTGCTCAGTTTATTACCGAATTGTTTCTATCAAAATTAAAGGTCATTCTCTCGGTAATATTGAACGGGATATAAACAACCTCTGCTTCAATTCTCATTCCTTGTTCAGTGCTATCTACCGATACTGCTTGGACAGCAATTCTAGGATCATAATTAATGACTGTTTCAACATCCTTTGCTATCATGGTCTTTGTTTCTTCAGTAAACTGTTCAAAAATCATATCCCATATTATTGTTCCAAATTGAGGATTTTCTAACTTTTCGCCCTTTCTGATATAAAAATGATTGATAATGTCCTGCTTGACTAGATCAATATCATATAATTTAAACCCATTCTGCTTATTCTTAGAGTTAAATCCTTTGTATGTGAATGCACCATTGCCGCTGTCGCCAACAGATGCTTTGTTAACTGCCACAGATTTTTGATTGTATATCTTTTTCATATTATTTGTCTCCTAGTTCCCTGTCGGTAAATTCTGGGGTTTGTAGTGCAGGAGAAGTATTCTCATGCAATGCCCACGGTTCGTGCATAGGAACTCTCCGCATGATGGATTGAATTTCCCCATCGGCATATTTTGTTGACGCCCATTCCTTACTATAGTCATTATATAGATTAACATGAGTAATTAGATTAGCAATACTCTTAGCAGAGTCTGCTGTTCTGGCTTGTGGACCGTTCATGTGTATTTGTTCTGCTGTTTCGATGTGTTGACCTGTGCTTAATATTTCTGTATTTGCTCCAGCAGTTAAACTAGTTCGCTGTCCTGTTTTAATATCAAGATTAATTGCCTGTTCTATTCTCGTGTTTCCAATAATATCTATATCGAGATCACCAGGAACTTGGACTCCTTCGGCGTTTTCATATGTTCTAGTTTCTATCTTACCGTTGGCTCCTATTAGTAAATTAAAATTAAATGCGCTTTCAATTTGTATTCTGCCTGCTTCGTATTCTAGCTCATCCTGTATTTTAGGAATAGGATTACCGTCAGCATCTCTTCGATGCAACACAGACTTAGATTGATACTCAGCAGTTGCCTTCATGTTTATATTTCGACCTGCTTCCATGTTGATATCTCTATCAGCCTTAATGTTTAAATCTGTTTCAGTATGAATACTAATGCTGTCAGCGGCATAGATATCTATCTTACCATTAGAAGTTAATTCAACCCATGCCGTTCCTTTGGCATTGCCTATGTAAATTAAATCCTCGGAATTGTGCATCAGTATTTGATGCCCTGTTCTGGTTCGTATTCTTGTGTGTTCGTTGTAAGGAACATCCGGCTGGCCTTTTGAATTAGTTTGTTCTCCCGTTGCAGCATCTCTGCCTTCAATGACATCAATATACTTTACTGGTCCGGTAGATGCACTGGTGTCTCGAACATATCGATCATCGCCGTCATCGATAACAAATTGTGTTCCGCCTAATCTGCTAACTGGAACGGCCGTTTCTGATTGGTTTTGTGTGGGACCTAAAGTCATTCTCTTAGATCCATCTCTCCAATCAAGAGGTCCTGGTGTTGAAATTCCAAACACCGAATTAGGTGTTTGTCTACGCGATGTAGATGTTATTACACCTCTCACATCGTCCTCTAGCGTTCCTTGTTCTAAAAATTTATCTGCTATTGGGTGAACTGGTTTTTTAATTTTTTCTGCGTCCTTTTCAGAATCATCAGAATTTCTTCTTTTGTTTATTTCTCCAGTAGGAAGAGGAGATTTAGTATTAAATTTTTTCTTATCTTCATCGGTTAAATCTACCTGCGTGGTTCCAGCAATACCAGGAACCATTTGGTTGGAAAAAGATGGTGGTAAACAAGCAAACCAATAACCTTCCCCGGGGTCGCCGTCAACAAACACACACATAACTGTAACACCAACGTCTGGTGGGACAAACCACATACCATAAGACTTTTGGGTATCGTTAAAATCAGTATTATTTTTCCCCATTGCTTCAAATGGAGTGTATCCAAAGAACGGCGAAGCGTAGTTTACAACATAAGTTTGATTGTCTGCACCAACGTCATTACCTTGATCTTTTAATAGTGTAACTCTGAGCCTACCATTAAAGGTAGAATCCATTACACTTACAACGCTCGCAAGATAGACTCCGGATCCTAAATCTATTCCGATTGATTCTTTTCTAGGTGTTCTTCTTTGTATGGCCATTTATTAAGGTCCTCCTACTTCGTCAAAGGCATTGGGAGTAGCAAGAGATTCACTAGGATTACTCTTTGGCTTTCCTTGGCCAACAATTTCAACTGTCTTATTAGTTTTCTTATCAGTATTAACCTTTTCACCATCGAAGTCTCCGGGCTGTGATTGTATTCTAATACACGATAGTGTCTGCTTAAATGTTCCGCTTTCGAACTTGCTGGCACACTTCCAAACTCTATAAATTCCGCTAAAGGGACTTATTTTATCCTTGTTAGAAAATTCAAAGTTACCTGTTCTTTCATTTATATCTGCAGGTGTTCTAAATGTTATAAAAACGTAAACATCCTGTCCTTCATAGTTTGCAGTTCCGTCTTCCGTAAGTAACGGACTCTGATCGGATGATGAGGCAAAATAATTCGATAACCCGCTATCAACCAACCAATAAGTATCTCCCATTATTTCTAAATCTAGTTTAATTAGATCCGAAGATGATGTATTAACAAATGCATCTTGAAAACTTTCTGCAACTTTCTGTGCAACATTAGTTGAACCCGGCCCACCCTTCATAAGGCTAAACTGATTTGGGTTTTTCTTAATTTTAGATTTACCAAGATTAGCCGTTTGTGCTTTTTTCTCGTTACCCTGGCCTGTTTTTACAACATCTGCTGGTTTTTCCTTGGTTCCTTTATTATTTTGATTTTGTTCGTTTTTTGTCTTGCTTTCTGTAGTTGGGGCTGATCCTGTATAAAACAAATAATCAATTTTAATTTCAAAATTTAAAACATCAACATTTTGTCCTGTATAGATATAATCATATCTCTTGACAATAGTTTTTTCTAGTTCTGTTATTCCTACCGGGATAGAACTAGGATTTCCAAAAATACTCGAATGCACTTTAAACGGAACTACTCTATAAATGTATTTTTTTGCAAAGTCACCTACAACATCATCGTAATCTAAAAATTCAACTTGGACATCTATCTTAAACCAATCAATCATACCGTCTGATTTTGTTGCTTTCTGGGTTGCTTCCTTAGCAAATGTCGAACTTAAAATTACCTGCGTTATTATATCCGTTAGTTTTTGCTTTTGTGTAAAATGAAAAGTTCTTGTCTTTTCATCTATTTGCATTTTTCCTCTTATAACACGACCTGTTTTTTTATCCTGAACATCCTTGTCATCCTTAAAAGGAAAGTTGCCGCCTTCACCTACATCGAAACCAAAATCTGATCTTGCAATAGAATTGTTTCCTATGTTCTTATTTGTTGTAGACTCCACATCGGTGCCGCCAACACTCTTTTTAC